ATGCGCCATGCTGTTGCATGGCGTAGCATGGCACTGCTGCTGAAAGTGTACCCAACGTTGTACCCAGCCGAACCAATTGATGGTGATGCCATGCCCGCACAGAAGTTGACCGAAGCCGTTTTAGAACGCCTGCCAACGCCGGACAAAACCCGCGATATCCGCGACGCGAACACGACCGGACTGTACCTGCGCCACAAGACGACCGGCCGCAAGGTCTGGCGGATGCGCTACAAGTACAAAGACAAGGCGCGCGTCATGGTGCTAGGCGAATGGCCCGCTATGAAGTTATCGGTTGCGCGTAAATCCGTGCTGTCCCATCAAGAGACCCTGACCACTGGCAGCGACCCGGCCGGCGAAGTGCAGCGTGAGAAGTCGGTGCGCAAGAAGACGCCGACCGTCTCGGAGTTTGCCGACGAATACATCAAGCGCCACGCCAAGCCGAACAAGAAGACGTGGCAGGCGGATGAACGGTTGCTAGCTAAAGACGTGACGCCATACATCGGCAAGCTGCGACTCGACGAAGTACACCGCCGGGATATTGTCGGCGTGATTGACCGCATCCGTGACCGTGGAAAAGACACGATGGCGAATCGGGCCTATGCGACCGTGCGGAAAATGTTCTCGTTTGCCGTTGAACGCGGCGTGTTAGATATGTCCCCTGCGCAGCACGTAAGGCTGACCAAAGAAACCCGACGAGATGCTGTGCTGACCGATTACGCGATCAAGGCGCTATGGACCGCGACCGATCCGTACAACGAGTCGGAAACCGCCCTACCCATGCACCACACGACTCGTCTGGTACTGCGCCTGCTGCTGCTGACTGGCACGCGCAACGGCGAGGTCTGCGGTATAGCGCTGGACGAGATCGACCTCGACCGAAAGCTGTGGACATTGCCAGCCAGCCGGGCCAAGAACGGCCACGCCTACACGATCCCATTATCCGATCTGGCGATCGACACGATTGAGAACGCGCTCGAAACCGCCGACGGTGCCTACCTTTTCCCCAGTAACAGCAAGGCCGGCCACACGACGAACTATGCGCCGATACAGGCGATGCAGCGGTTATTCGACCATGAGTACACGCCCCACGATCTGAGGCGCACAGCGGCCACGAGAATGAGCGAGCTAGGCTTTAACCGGCTGGTCGTGGATAAGGTGCTCAATCACGTCGATAACAGCGTCGGCGGTATCTATGACCGCCACAGCTATGACAAAGAGAAGCGCAACGCCTTGGACGCCTGGGCCAATAGCCTGAATACGATAATCACTGGCGAGAAGCGGGACAAAGGTGGTAGCGATGTCGAAGAACCGCGTAGGCCATAGTTGATTGGTATCGTTAATTAGTCCGAAGCCCAAAAAACCAATTGCCGATGGTCAATATTCGCTAAGGTTCTGATATTCCGAGCGTAAATACAGTTTTTTGCACATTGCTCGATATTATCAAGGTTTTTTCGGAGCTAAAGTTTCGGCGACTCAATCATAAGATCGACGGGAAACTGTCCAAGCGTTAGAAGCCTCGCTAAATATAGCCTTGGCTGTTTTTACAGATGTCTTATCCACAGCGTTGTGCACGGTGGCTTAACCGCTCAAACACTACATATAGTGCTTATGCGGCTAATAATCGGCGCTTGACCACAGTATCTAGTGGGATAAGCTTTGTTGCATGGATAGTTAGACAGCGGCTCCACGTGGAACACTGTGCATAACTTTTCTAGGCAGGTGTAGCCTGCTGCATAGATAGGCATGTTTGGTGGTCGCGACCATACGACGGTTAAACAGACGCAATCTATCTTAACCATGCGCGATCCAATTTAGATCGAGCATTGAAAAGCCCCGACACGATGTAGGAGTCGTGCCGAGGCCGAAAACGAAGCCCGGAGGCTAGCGCTTTTCACGAGTTACTAGCTTAGACCCCGCATGTGGCACTGGCAACATGTTGGTTTCTCCGGGCGTCATGTAATCGACAACATGAGGCTCGACGATGAGCAAACCCGATACAGGCCTAGAGCGCTATCTGCGCGACACAACCCTAGCCGAAATCTACGACGTCGACCGCTCCACCATCTGGCGTTGGAGCCGTAACGGAACCCTACCGCCCCCGGTCAAGCTGTCCGCTGGCGTATCGCGCTGGCTGGCGTCTTCTATCCGCAATCACAGGGGCGCGGCATGATCTACCCGCCACTGCAACCGTTTGCTTTCCACCGCAACGCTAATCCCCATCGACGTGACACTGACGCACAGCCGCATTATCTATGGTGCGGCATGGACTTTGAGCACCACGAAGTCTGGTTCCACCCTGCTGGCGACGACTATATCCGCACTCGCTGCGTTATCGACGCGATGCACGACGAGGAATTCATCAACGGCTTTGAGCCGATGGACGCGGCACGGATCGCACTGGAGTACGCCAGAGCCGGACGTATGAAGGCCGATCGTGGGATCGAGGCGATGAAAGCCGCCGAGGTCGAGTAATGGGCCGGAGCAAAGCACGACACGAGGCGCATGTGCGGCTTTACAGGCACGAGCACGAGTCCCCTGCATACCAGAGCCTATCAACGGACGCGCGCGCTCTGCTGGTGGAGTTCCGGGCGCTATATGACGGTGGCGAGAATCGTATTCATATGAGCGTTCGAGAGATACGGCGCAGGCTGAATGTTGGGCAGGTTGTCGCAGTACGAGCACGCGATGAGTTGCAAGACCGTGGCTTCATTCGCCTGCTGACGCTGGGCAAGTTCAGCCGAAAGGCTCGACACGCCACTGAATATGCGTTGACGAACGAGCCGCTGAATAACAACAGTCTCGCGCCTAAAGACTTCATGCGATGGCGTCCACAAAAAAACACGGTATTGATGGCCGATACCGACGGTATTGATGATCGATACCGAGGCGACGAGCCAAAGGCCAGAAACCCCGCTCACGGTACTGATGGCCGATACCGAGAACCCGTTAATGGCACGTCTCACGGTACTGATGACCGATACACAGATAAGTTACCAACGGGGGGCCGCACCGATTGGCTAGCAGAGCATGGAGGATGGCCATGCAGTAAGAAGTTCATGCAGGGAGCAATTCTCGACACATGTTGCATTGTCTGTGGAGTCTGGACCACGAGCGGTCGCATCGAGTTCGATGGTGCCAAGCACTCATGCGATCCAGTTAGTCGCGCCAAGTACCAACAGCGATTGCAGGCATCGAAGCAACAGTTGGCGGTGGCGGCATGAGCGATATGGGCAACCCACTGGATGACGGCATGGACAACGAGCTAATCAGCGAGGAGTTGCAGGCATTGATGCAACACATGGTGCGCCGTGGCGTCAATCGCAAGATGGGCGCGTACGTGCTGGCCTACAGCATCGGCGACATGCTCGCCATGTTCTGCGAGGACGACGACGACAAGGCAATGATTCTCGCGTCGTTGGTGCGCGTGGCACGCGTCCAAGCGGGCATGCCGGAGGTGCATTAAGTGGCTGATTATGAATGGTCCCAATGCCCCGGATTCTGTGCGCGGCACGGGGGCGCGGGGGTTAGTGTTGGATTTACATATCGCGGTTTGAACCATGACAGCTAGTAAAGACGCCATCGCATTTATCGGCGGATTGCTTGTGCCAGAAGGGCCACGGGCCGGCAAGCCGATCAAGTTGGCGAAGTTCCAGAAGGCTTTTATACGCGGTGCGCTACGCAAAAAAACGGCAGTAGCGGTGCTTTCCGTGGGCCGAGGTAACGGAAAATCGACTTTAACGGCCGGTATCGCGTTGTCGGATCTATTGGGCGTATCCGATCAGCAACCGCGCCGGGAAATCATCATCGCCGCCCGTACTCGCGATCAGGCCATGATTGTTTACCAGTACGCATCGGGCTTGGCGTCATCTCTACCGGAAGACATCCAAGAGCAGATAACGTATCGACGTTCACCCCGGCTCGAAATCGAGTACGAAGGCGACGGCGGCGGGCATATCATCCGGTGCATTGCAGCCGACGCCAAGAACGCGCTGGGCAGTTCGCCGACGCTGGCGATTCTGGATGAGCGCGGACACTGGAATGCAGATAAGGGTGATGACCTCGAATCTGCATTGTTGTCCGGCTTGGGCAAACGTGGCGGCCGTGCGCTGATTATTTCCACGTCTGCGCCAGACGACCAGCATAGTCTTAGCCAATGGCTCGATCACCCGCCCGAAGGCACCTATACCCAAGAACACAGGCCAAGCCCAGGATTGCCTGCCGACGATATGGATTCCATTCTCGCGGCGAACCCCGGTGCAAACAGCGGCATCGGCTCTAGTCCGCAGTGGCTACAGGCTCAAGCGCAACGGGCTATCGCTCGCGGCGGTTCCGCCCTGTCGGCGTTCCGGCTGTACAACAGGAATGAGCGCGTCAGTGGTGAACGCCGCGACCTGCTACTGACGACCGACGATTGGCTGGACGCCGAAGTATCCGAGCTGCCGCCGCGTGAAGGAGGCTGTGTTGTCGGCGTAGACCTTGGCGGTTCCGCGTCCATGTCCGCAGCGGCGCTGTACTGGTCGAATACTGGCCGGCTTGAGTGCATCGGCGCATTCCCGACGAATCCGACTCTTGCGGATCGTGGTGCGCGTGATGGCGTTTCCGGGCGTTATGTCGAAATGCAGGATCGACACGAACTAATCACGATGGGCGATAGAGTCGTGCCGGCGGGCCAATTCCTGACCGCGATCATGGAGCACCTGGACGGTGCGCCGGTGACATGCTTCACGGCGGATCGCTACCGACAAGCTGAATTTGAAGAGGCCATGACAGCAGCCAAGCTGCGCGTGCCGGTCTGCTGGCGCGGCCAAGGTTTCAAGGACGGGGCCGAAGACGTTGAGCGGTTCCGCAAGTGCGTGTTCGATGGCGAAGTGCAGGTATCCCCCAGCCTGCTGTTGCGCTCGGCTTTTTCCGATGCCGTCACAGTGTCGGACGTGGCCGGCAATGCCAAGCTAGCGAAGGCACGGGCAACCGGCCGGATTGATGCCGCTGCCGCTGCCATTCTGGCGGTGGCCGAAGGCGACCGACGCAAGGCACGCCCGATGCACAAGGCACGCCAGCCGGTCTGGGCATGAGACAGCGTTATGACCGGGCCGGCCGTGCCGTATACCGTGACAAGCGCTGGCCTGCCCTGCGTCTGGCTGCAAAGCGCCGTGACGGCTGGCACTGCGTCCAATGCGGGCATAAGCGAAAGCTAGAGGTGGATCACATCAAGCCCGTGCGCGATCACCCCGAACTGGCGTTCGACCTGTCGAATCTGCAAGTCCTATGCGGTTCGTGTCATTCCCGAAAAACCCGGCTCGATCTGGGCTTTGATCCGCTGCACCCGGAGCGCGCCAAGTGGCGGGCCTTGCTACAAATGAACGATTGAACAAACGTTGTAATGTTTTGATATAATCACGCGTGTATACAAAACTCGCGAGTTAGATCAATGCTTGAAACCCAGAAAATCCAGCGCCGCCAATCGGAAATCCGCGAAAGCCTGGCCGAGCTGGCCGGCAAAGACACCCCGACCGATGACGAAACGCGGTCGATGTCTGATCTGGACGCCGAATACCGCAAGAACGAAACCCGTTACCGCGCCGCCCTGACCGTCGAGGATGCCGAGCGCCGGGACGCCGCGAACGATCTTGAAACCCGCGACAACTCGGAGTGGTCGGAGCTGGTCGGCAAGTTTGAATTGCGCCAAGCCGCGCTCTATCTGGATGAAGGCAAGGTATTGGACGGGCCCACGGCCGAAGTGGTGAGCGAGCTTCGCAGTGCCGGCGGCTATCGCGGCGTGCCGATTCCTTACGATGCCCTAGAGCAGCGCGCCGGTGAAACCATCGCATCGGGCGTGCCTGATCCGGTAACGACCAAGCCGATTATCGACCGTTTGTTCCCGCAGTCCGTGGCCGGCGCGATGGGTGCGCAGATGATTAACATCGGTTCCGGGCAGGTCGAATATCCCGTGACGACTTCGAGCGTGTCCGCTGGCTGGGCTGGCAGCGAAACCGGCAACGTGCCGGGGCCGACCAAGTACACGACCGTTGATCGCCCGCTCAAGCCGAATCAGACCCTTGGCGTGCAAATGTCCGTGACCCGTCGCGCCATGAAACAGGCCGGCGGTATCGAGGATGCGATCCGCCGTGACATGCGCGGGGCGATTGCCGCCGAAATGGATCGGGCCGTATTCCAAGGCGCGGGCAGTGCCGAGCCGCTGGGCGTGATTGCCGGCGCGAGCACTTACGGGATTACGGAAACCCCGGTCGATGCCGCTGCGACCTGGGCCGCGTTCCGTCGTGCCGTGACCACGTTCATGGTCAACAATGCCGCCGCGTCGCCGAGTGCCGTACGCATCCTGATTCGCCCGGAAATCTGGGATTCGATGGACGACAGCATTTTCGATGCGGGCAGCGGTATTACCGAATATGACCGCATGGCCGGCAAGATCGGCAGCATCGTACAGAGCAGCAACGGGCTAGCCGCGCCGGTGGATACCGTGGGCAGCAACGCGCTGCTGACGACCAATGCCGGCGGCCAGTCGCCGATCTTTGTGGCGACCTGGGGCGCGGTGGATCTGATCCGCGATCCGTACAGCGATGCCGCAAGCGGTGGCCTGCGCCTGACGGCACTTGTGACGATGGACGTGACTATTAGCCGGGCCGAACAGTTGCAGGTTCTGACGGGCGTACAGTAATGCTCGAAGCCGCAACCGAAGGCGAGCTAACCGTACGGGCCAAGAATGACGGCACGCGGGTTATCGGCGGGCGCTTCCCCTACGGCAAGACCGCAACGCTAAGCGACGGCGGGCGCAAGGGCCGGCCGCGTAAAGAGCGGTTCAAGCCGCGTGCGTTTTCCTATCGCGTCGAGTTGCCGACCGAAGAAATCCACCTGCTGGTCGGCCATGACTATGATCGGCCGCTGGCGTCGAAACTCAACAAGACGCTGACCCTGACCGATAGCGACGACGCGCTGTCCTTCGAGGCGGAAATCGGGCCGGACGTGGCTGATACCAGTTACGGGAAAGATATTCTCGCGCTGATTCAGTCCGGGCTTGTGGTCGGCCTGTCGCCTGGCTTTCGGATACCGCCCGAAAGAGCCGTCAAGGAAGCTGAGAGCGTCGAAGAAGAAGACCCGGCCGAAGGGCTGGCGATCATCCGCACGATCAATGAGGCGCTGTTGTATGAGCTGTCGATAGTGACTCGGCCGGCGTACAAGGAATCGCAGGTCGAGGCGCGTTCGTGGTCGGTCGGCTGGAATAGTCGCAATCTGTCCGCGCTTAGCCGCGCGATGATGTACCGATGATTGACACCCTACGCCAGCGCGAAGGCGAGCCGGTGACAGCCTATCCGGTGCCGGGCCTATCCGAAGCCGCCGAAGCACTCGACCCGGCCGCGTTATGGCACCGCATCGAGGCGTATATCGCGTATCGCTGGCACCCCCGGCCGGTGACGTGGGTATTGGAGGGTACGGGCGAATGGACGCCGCCCCTGACGCCGACCACGGTTGAGAGTATCGGCCGCTGGTATGGCACGAGCTTCGAGCCGGTGGAGGTCTACCCCGCGCCGCTGGGCTATTGCTTCGAGCACGGCACGTATCAGGTACAGGCCACGGTCGGAGCCGATGAACAGCCGCCCCCCGAAGTCATGGAAGCCTATCGACGGCTGGCCGAATATCTAGCCGATGATTACGACGTGGGCACGGTCGCGAACCATGCCAGCATCGGGCTGGGCAACGCCCTGACGATGGAATATGACCGCCCCAATGCGTGGCAGGCGAAAGCATTGCAACACTCAGGAGCCGCCGATCTGTTACGGCGGTATCGGCGCGTATGAGTATTCTCGACTGGTTCAAGCGCGACAAGATCGAACAGCGCCAGAGCTACACGCAAATGGCGATGGACGTTCGAGCCGATGCCATAGCCGGCCGCAGTGGATTAGGCGAACTGACCGGCACCGTGGCCGGCTGTGTCTCGCTATGGGAACAAGGTTTGTCGCTGGCCGAATCGAGCGAGGCCATGTTGACGCCGGCCGTGCTGGGCTTGGCCGGGCGTTCGCTGGGCTTTCGTGGCGAGGCGGTTTTCGTGATTCGCGGCGATACCCTGATACCGGCGAGTCATTGGAGCGTGACCACGCGCAGCGGTATCCCGAAAGCCTACCGCGTGACGATTCCCGATACCGGCGGCGGTCGATCCGACACGGTGCTAGCCGGCGAGGTGCTGCACTTCAAGATCGGTGCGGATATGGCCGCGCCCTGGGCCGGTACGGCACCGCTACGGCGTGCATCGCTTACGGCCGGCCTGTTGCACGCCCTGGAGGATGCACTCGCCGAAACCTATGCCACAGCACCGCTGGGCAGTCAGATTGTGTCCATGCCAGAAAGCCCGGATATCGACAACGAGAATCTAGGGCGCAGTTTCCGGGGCCAGCGTGGCCGCGTATTGATGCGCGAGTCGGTAAACGTCGGTGCAGCCGGTGGGCCGGCACCCCAGACCGACTGGAAACCGGCGGACATGACGCCCGATCTATCGCGGGCGATGACGGCGGAAAGCTGGAAGGCGGCACGGGATTCGATTACCTATGCCTATGGCGTATTGCCGGCCTTGATGAACACACAGGCCACGGGGGGAGTGCACCATTCGTTCTGTAAATTGGCCTGGGCCGGAGAGGTGACAGGCCACCCGCTATTCTTTCGTTGGAATTCATTGGACGTGAATGACGAAAGG